TTTTTGTTCTATTATCGTTGCCATATCATTATTCTTTTGTCCAACCTGCTTGATTTAATCCTTCTAAAATATCTTCTTTTATTGCTCCTAACATATCTGAATCTAATATAGAGTTTACTGCTTCTCCTAAAGGTATTTGAAAGAAGCTGATTCCGTGTATTCCTCTAATCCATATATTCCTTCTAATTAAATAATTCAATCCTTTTGGAGACATATATTGCCCTCCCTCGCTTCTAGGCTGTAATCCTTTTTTTCTAGTCCAAGATGCAATACCTTTTGTAAGCCCTTCTTTTGTTCCTGTTCCTCTACCAAATTGGTAGGGGCTCTGTTTCTTTTTTCCTTTCCAAGTTATATAGAATCTTTTACCTCCCCAAGTGCCTTTGTATTTTCCGTTAGGTATTTTACCTCCTGCACCTCTTACTCCTTTGTCTACAAAAGTTCCGTAATCCTCCATAAAAAATTGTAAAGAATATCCATCTTTCGTTTCTTTTACTTTTGCTTGTATAGACTTCTCTAACTTACCACCTCCTTTGCCTTTACTTTTTAGTATCTTTCTGGATTCCTTTACAAACTGCTTACCAACACTCTTTAGGTAATTCTCTATATTCTTCATTATATAGTTCCTACAAAGATTTCTACATTTACATTATTTGATGTAGTTGGTCTTACTTCTAATTTTGCTAAGTCTGCTAAAGCACCATAAGAAGGTACTGCATCAGCTTCAGCTACAAATACATCATCTGCTCTATTGATAATATGCGAAGTACCTGCAGGTAATAATATAGTATAATTTGAAGCTGCACCTCCAACTCCTAACTCTATATCGTAAGTAGCATCTAAATTAGTTACCCTGATATATCGGACATTCTCTTTATCAATAGCTCCTGCACTATCATATACATTAGTTGCAAAAGTTGCTATAGTTGTTGTTGCTGAATGAGGACAAGTTATTACTCTTTCAAATGTGTCTATAATTCCTGTTGTAGTTACTGTATTTGTAGAACCTCTTAAAGCTCCGTTTACTACTACTGACTCTGTTATTGTTGTTACTAAATCTGCCATAATTTTTATTTATTTTTTAATATTGTTAGTATTGTATTTATTTTCTCTTTTAATTCTTCCATATTATCAGAATTTCTTTCGTGATGTTTTGAGAATGTATCTTTAACTTCTCGAATGCTAAAAAAGAAGAAGTTGTATAAAGCGTAAAAACAACCCAAAAGCAATACTACATTCAGACCATAACTCTCTATTAATTGTAAAACTTCTTCCATATTATTTTTTATCAATTTGCTTTAATTTATTAATTGCCCAATTTACTCCTGAACTTCCTCCCCACGCATCCCACATTAATCCTCCACATCCTTCTGAATAGGGAACATCTTTATTCTGTTGATGCCTTTTAAATGAAGCCATCCTCGCTATCGTATCTCTGCTTATAGGTTTCTTATCTGCTAGCTGAGAACTTCGAGTCCAACCTACTCTAGTTCCACAATCAGAACCATTTTCTTCTTTCCATTTTCTAGCTCTTTTTGCATTATTAGTAGCTGCTTGAGGATAGTCTGTATAACTCTCTAGCTTTATACTAATAGCTTCTAATTTTTCTAATACATCTTCGTAGTTCATAGTTTAATCCTTATTGTTGGAGGTATTATTTGTATTTCTATTTTACCTATTTTTATCTTGTTTAATTTCTTTAAATATTCTATCATCTTAATATCCTGAACCTCTTGTTTGTGGATTAGGAACACCACAAGCATTGAAGTCGTTTTGTACTAATACTCCAATATTAAATACCCAACCTACGCAAAGATTATCAAATCTCTCAGCAAAAGGCTCTAAAGTATATTGACCTTCAGTAAAGTATAATGGAAAATTTATATCATTCGTTCCATAAGGTACGCCATCATTTGAATACATTGACTGATCTCTTGAGTGTCTAAGCATACTAATAAAATCTGTTGCTATTTGTAGCATCTCACTATAAACACTTTGGTCATCTGTTAAGGGCTTATATAACTTATCAAAGCTAGTTGCTTCATTCCTTCCTGCTGATTCTCTATTTTCTGTCCAATTACTTTCTTGCCCTGTCATAGACATTATGAAGATTTGAAAGTTGTATGTCAAAGTAGAATCTCCTGTTGTTACATTTACAGGATTAATATGTAATAAAGGAAATTTAGTGTTCTTCTCTAAGTCAATATCGTGTATATCTCCTACTGATGTAGTATGTATTCCGTAATGTTTCTCTGCCATTAAAAGCAAAGTATTTACTACATTATTATATGTCTTATTGTTTACCATTCAGTTTTACTTTATTTTGTGAGTTTAAATCTGTCTCATAACTTAACCAAGTTAGGCACTCTAATAAACTCAAATTCGTTATACTTTCCAACTTACTTATATCCTGATTACAAAGCCTATGCATCACTCCGAACCATCCCCATTTTTCTGCGAAGCTTTCGCTTGCAATTGCTCTCTCGTTACCTTCAGCCTCCTGGTCAAAGATGATGGCAAAGCTATCAAGAGTTCTTTGGCGAAACTCCAAAAAAAAACCAGAGCTGCTTGAACTTCTTCTGCTTTCATCCTCTTCATTACCTCTGTCCTAATCTCTATATTTCCATCATACTTCTCAATAGTATAAATATTATTTTTCTTTTCAACTATTGGTCTATATAGTATTGCCATAACTTCAGGCAAATGCTTTTGTATTCCCATTTTTAAAAATGTTTCCAAATCTGCAAACTCTCCAAGAGTTATTCTGTCTAGACTTGGATGGAATCCGTACTCAATGCCTTCTATTTCAATTATCCTTTTTAAAGAACTATTTGCTTGGTGTTGTAACAACCCCACCCTGTCCATAATAGCTGAAACATCCCCTATACTTAATTCTTTTACAAGCTTCTTAGGTATATTAGATAATTCAGTTATCGTTCCTAAAGCCTCCTCTGAAGCCCCTACATCATCAAGATCTGCTAATCTGAGCCATTTTTCTAAAGTTACTTCTGACCAACTGCTTATTACTTTGTAGCTTTTAGTCTTTTTGCCCTTCTTTATTTTGACCTTCATAATATATAATGTAAAAAGTTAGTATTTAGTTTAAAGTTTTGTATGTTTGCTGCTCATTTCTATTTAGTTTCCATTTCTTTAAGGGGGTAGTCATTATGACACCCCTTTTCTATTGCACAAAATACCTACCTGCATTCGGATTATCTAAGTGATATATAACATTATATCTCACTCCGTCAATGCTATGATTGTAAGAGTCTACATATAACTTAGAACCTTTGTCTGCATATACATAATTGTTAAGCTCTTTAGCTATATTAGTAGACTCAGGAGATATTACAATATGAAAATCTTGCATCCTTGTAATACCACTTTCAATAGTTCCCTTTTTTACAGGTTTTATATTAACGCCTAAATGCTTTAAGTCTGCTATTAGTCTAGGCTCTGCACTATCAGCGATAATAAGCATATTATCTACTTTGCTTAATACTATCTTTGCTAACTCGTGAGACTTTAATCCATTCTGATAGATATGCTCTTTTAAATATATCTTCATTTTCTTTTTATCAATAGCTACTTCTGTAAGTGAGTCAGGATCAACAGAGAATCCAAAGTCCATTCCACAAGAAGTCTGAAGTCCATCAGGATTAAATTCTCCTATGCTCCAATTAGTAAATACTACCCCTTCAGCTTTGTCTAGCCAACCTCCTAAAATCTTATGACTATATTTCTTAAAGTTATTATGCTTTATAGTCTTAATACGCTCTAAGAAGCTCGTAGAGAGATTATCTTTATTGTCTAGGTATGTACTATGTATATAACATACATTATCTTTAACGCCATTAAATCCAGCCTCTACGCCTTTGCTTTCAAAGAATCTTCTATATATCCAATGCTCTTTAGTAACAGGATTAAGTATAAGTATGATTCTATTTTGCACATCTTTTTCTCTAATACTTAAATCAATAGTATCGAATATATCTTCGTCTATTAATTCTTCTGCTTCATCTAATACCCAACAGCTTATTCCTTGTAATGACTTTAGACTTGCAGTCTGATTTCCTGCTGATGTCTTTATACCTCTAAATAGTATATCGCTTTTATTACCTAAGTTTAGAACCTCTGCTTTGTTTACGCTAAATATATTCTCAAATCCTAGTAGACTGATCTTCTCTAAAAATTCAGGTATGATTGATAAGTGAGCAGATACCATTGTATATCTTGTAAATAAGACTCTAATGTTTTTAGACATTGTAAGTAA